TAGGCTCCACCATAGGAGAATTACACGAACTATTCTCATTAGAGAATAGTTCGTGTCTATATTTGGGCGGTGTGAAGTCATTACCGTAGTAGTCAAATGCAAAGAATAGCTTCACAACGTCACCTTCAATTTCAGCCGCTCGAATGAACATTTTCAATATTTCTTGCGGCATTAGATTCTGCGCTATTTCGTCAAGCCATTGCCTTATTTCTTCATAGTCTGGTTCTAAGCTTTCATGCGCTTTAGCCATGTGGTATTCGGCTTCAAGTTCGTTTTTGCGTTCGGTCAATTCCTGAACGCGATCTTTGCCACCCGGCGGCGCTATGCCCGATTCGATGGCTTGCCAGATGTTTTCAAATGCCGCATCAATGCGCCTAATCTCACCTTTGATGCGCTCACTTTCTAGCGGTGTTTCTTCCGCATTATCCTTAGACCAATCAGCCATAAGGGCGGCTATATTGCCCCGTATTTCGGGGCGCTTCACAGCTTCGCAAACAACGTCCACTATGGCATCTTCCAAAACGTCGCGCCTGAAGGTGCGCCCGCACTTGTTGCACTTGTAATAAGCATAGGTCTTGCCAGTGGCGCTTGTGCCGCTTGTGCCGGTTAAGGTGCTGTCACAGCAAGCGCACCATAGCTTGCCGGACAACGGCCATTCTTCGGCGGTATCAACGCGCCTATGCGGCTTGTGGCGGCTTTTCAGCATTGAAATTATCATGTCTTGTTCGTGCTTCGGCCAAAGCGCCGGCATCCCACCTTCAACAACAACGCCGGCATAGCAATAAGTGCCGCCGTTCTGGGGACGCAACAGCAGCTTTGTTGCGGTGTCTTGGTTAACCTTCTTTCCTTGGCGGGTGCGCATTGCGTCCACGCTTCGCACCACTTCGGCCATGGTTGCGCCGCTAAACAACTTGTTCTTCATTTTTCTCAGCCAAGCGGCTTCACGATCATTGACGCGGTAGCGTCCTTCCACTATGTCCCAACCGTAAAGCGTGCGGCCATTGGCCATGCAGCGTTGGGCGTTCTTCTGTATTCCATCCCTGATTCGCTCGCTGTCTATGGCGCTTTCCCATTCCGCCAGCACTTCGAGCATTCCAAGTTGCAGCACGCCGCTTGAACCGCTGGCGATTTCCTCACCGGCATAGAGTATTTCAACGCCTGACTTGCGAAGCATGATGCGTGCAAGCGCCATTTCGTCGCGATTGCGCATAATGCGCGTTACCTTGTAGATCACGACGAAATCAAACAGACCCAAGCGGGCATCGTCCATCATCCGTTGAAATTCGGCGCGGTCAGTGTTGCGCCCGGTCTTTGCGTAGTCTGTATAGATGCGCACAACGTCAAGGCCGTTTTCTTGGCAATAGCGCGTTGAGTTCTCAACTTGGATTTCTATCGATTCGGAACGTTGATTGTGCGACGAAAAGCGGGCGTATATAGCGGCGCGTTTCTTTTCCATGTTAAAATCACCTTGCTTTGTTCGTTGGTAGCGGACAAACAGCCCTGCAATGGTTGTGCCCGTTGCAGGGCATTTTTCTATCTATTCCAAGTATCGGCGGTGCCTATTGAGATAACCGCGCCAAACGGGGCTTAACTGGTATGTGTCCGTGTCGCGCACTTCGTTTAATTCGTAGCTAAACACGAAAACGCCGGGGCATTCTCGCGAGAAAGCTATAACAGATTCCCAATAATCGCCAAGGACTATTTCGCCGTCTGACTCCAAGGCGTTCTTTGCGGCTTCCTTTACCTTTCTTGAAAACCCTTTTGCTATCTTTCGTTTTGAAACCCTTTTTTGCTTGCGGTATTCATAGACAGCACCAGCGGCAAAACCGAATGAAAACACAATGAGCGACCACAGGACGAATGGCAAGCCATCGCCGTTGTATAGCTGATCTGCAACCCATTGAGGATTTAGCCATTGAAACAACGCCAATAACGCTTCCTGCATCGTCGTTTCACCTCCTTTTCGCTAGATTACTGGTGCTTCTAGCAAGCAAATTGCTTGGGTTCAGATGAAGCACGTTCGGTTGCTTCTTTAGACATTCCCGCTGCATCGCGGGCGGTGTCTAGTATTCGGTCTTGCCGGCGCGGGGTGCAAGACCGGTAGCATTCCAATAGTTCCCGTTCGAACGCGTCATTGAACGTGCGCCCCTCGTTCTTCCCTTCCGGCCAGCCACATAGATCGTTAGGAGTGCAGCCAAGCGCAACGCAGATTTTGAACGCCGCTCCCAAAGGTATAGCGGTTTCTCCACGTTCCCAAGCACCTACAACGCGTTTTGTTTCCCCTATTCATTCTGCAAGTTGTTCTTGGGTCAGCCCACTTTTAGTGCGTATCTGCTGCATTTTTAGTTCGTATTGCATTTTGGGCACCTCCTTGTAAGGCCAATTCTACCAATTACGAATACTTAAATCTACAAAATTCGTACTTTTATATTGACAGATTCCAAATTCGTACCTAATCTAAACAACGTGATACGGATTTCGTACTTTTGAAAGGTGGTGAACACGAATGACAGACCTAATGAAGGTTGTTAGCAAGCGTTTGCGCGTTCTCATGGCCGAAGCCGACATGAACCCCGCGAAGCTTGCGTGCAAGGCGGGCGTTTCGGTCGATTCGGTGCGCAAGTACCTGCGCGGCGAAATGGTGCCGACGCTTGAAACCACGTACAAGCTGGCGGCGGCGCTTGGCTGCACGCCAAACGATCTTTGCGCTTTCGATGCAATGAAGGAGGTTTAGGAATGAAAAGGAGTGCGGCACCTATTGCCGGCTTGGTGTGCGTGCTTGTTGCGGGACTTAGCCACGTATCAGCAAGCGCCGTTGTCGTGTGGATTGCCGGCGTTGCGATTCTCGGCTACTGCGCAGGTAGGCGCTTCATGCGCAGACCAGATGAACAACATGAGAACCACCGCAACAACCACAGCTAGAACCAACGGTTACAGAAAGGAGCAAAGGCAATGGGAAAAATGAACTTGTCACTTGGCGCAGCCGAACTTGTGCGCTTGGCGGCAACGCAGATTGAACACCGGGACTGCCAACGCAACTGCAAGCACTACAACTACGAACGCGGGGCGTTGTTCTGTCCGAACCTTAACCAGCGCGACAACGGCGAAATTGCTTGCTATGGGTACAGCGCGGGTGATGCGGAATGAAAACCGCAACGCAAACCAGAGGTTTAACCAATGGTTATAACGTACACCGTAAGCCGACCCCGCGAAAGCAGGGACGAAGCGCAAGCGCTTTTCTGTCAAAGCCTTGCAACCCGTTTGAAATGCCGCAAGAAAGAAGCAACCGCACGGCTGGAACCCGCACGGTTGCACGTCAAAAACGCGCCACGCGATCTGACGAAACCATTATAGCGCGGTGGTCAACGCCCAAGCGCGTTGCCTTTTACGCCGTCGCGGTTCTTACCATGTCCGGCATTCTTCCCATGGCGCTTGCAGCCCTGCAAATCTGGCTTACGGACGTTTACGGCATCTTGGCTTTCTTGGCTTGCATGGGCGCTGACGCGGCCTTTATTTACTGGATGGTGCGCCATGCCTAAAGCAAGCTTCGAGCGCGACGCAAACGGCTTCTGGACGGCCTACATTGAGCAGGGCGGCGGCGTGCGCGTCCGGCATCCCCTGCCCGTCCCATTCACGGCGACCGAAGAGCAAGCGCGGTTGGCTTTCGATTGCTTGCTGGCGCGACTGGAAAGGATGGGCGGCAAGCATGGACGTTGACGATTACACGCAACCCGTTGAAGCCGTCGTTGCGCAGGAACGCGCGGCAATCTACCCGGTGCCGCTGAAAGCCAGAAGCTATGTGGAACTTTTCACGGCATGGCTTCAGGCGAACCCGAAAGCGGCGCGGGAAATGGAGTGCATAGCGCTTGCGATCAACGCACGCGGCCTGAAGGTGTCAACCAAGTACCTAATTGAGCGCCAGCGGTACGAGGGGCGCAGCCGACTTGTGCCGGTGCCCTATATCGACCAGCACGGCGACTGCAACGAATACAGCATCAACAACACCGTTACGCCGCTGCTTGCGCGCTGGCTGCTCACGCTTCACCAGGAAATGCGCATAGAGAAGCGCAAGTCAATGTTCGATGACCTAGAAAAGGAGATTGAAGAATGTTTGGCAAAAACAAGGTAATTGAGGAATTGCAGCAGCTTCACGGCTTCGCCTATGACTGCGAATGCTGCTTGGAGTTGGTCAACGGCGAGACGCACGAGAGCATGAAACCAGACCCCGCCGCGATCAAGGCCGGTTTCATTGCCGGCATCGTTGCCGCCGCTTCGATTGTGAGGGGCACGAATCCGCATGAAGCGTTGCCGGAACAGGTAGGCGCTGCAATGTGCGTTGCCGGCAAAGTCTACCTTGAAGAGACGTTGGCACGCGGCGAAGAATCGGACGTGGTGCAACATGGCTAATTCGGTGACAGAACTTGCCGCCGAACCCATGATGTACTTTCCGCACGATTCCAACGCGTCGGCTGATATTAAGTGCCAGCGGCTAATAAGACGCAGGGGCTATGACGGCTACGGGCGTTGGTGGCGGCTGTGCGAACACATGGCGGCGACCAAAGGGCATTCGGTGCCGTTCAAGACCGAAGAGGACAAGCTAATTTTGGGCGACGTTCTGGGCTACAACCTCAACGAATTTAAAGAGTACATAACCATTGAGGAAACCACCGCTTTTGTGGATGGTTTATTAGAAATCGGCCTTTTGCAGCAAGACGAAAACGGCGACCTTTTCAGCGAAAGAATGGTTGAAAACTCAATGTATTTCGGGAAGCAGCGTGCAAACGGGCGCAAAGGCGGACGGCCTAAGAAGAACGGCAAAACCGCTGATGAATGAGCGAATAGCGCCCATGATTGCCACGGAAGAAAAACCCACCCGCAAACCGACGGCTAACCCACCCGCAAAAAGTGGCCTAAGCCTAATACAATACAATACAAAACAAAAAGGGTGGGTTTTTGAATCGCCTGCGATTCGAATTCAAAAACCCACCACCCCGCTTGTTAGGTATTGCATCAAGCAAGGTTTTCTTTCTTGGTTCTTCTTTCTTAGCGCAATCGAATTTCGCGCGTTTCGCAATCCATCGAAAACGGTTTTGCACAAGTTTTCAACAAAGTTTTGCACAACTACGGTTTTGCACAAGTTTTCAACAAAGTTTTGCACAACTACGGTTTTGCAAGGAAAGGAAGGGCGAAACATGGGGACTTACAACCCGTATTTTCAAAACAACGTTCCTGAACGCGTTTGCCCGTTTTGCGGGACTTCACGCCCGCTTGATTGGTTCGGCAAAGAGTTGAAGCACGAAATCAGGGACAAGCGCACAGGCCACGTTCTGCGCACTATCCGCTATCGCAAGTACGTTGCTTGCTGGCGGTGCCGTGGCATCAAGCGCATTGCCACGCTGACAGACCCAACGCGGCTTTTGGGCAATGACCTTATAGGCTCAACGGACTTTCAGGGGGTGAATGGTGATGACCTCATCGGCTAACTTGACTGGAGATTATCTGCGCAACGAGTTTGCAAAGCGCTTCAGCTATGCGCAGATCACTTGCAACGACATTCAGCGCCTAACTTGCTATGTGATGCGCGAATGCGCAATTCACAACCTAGCCGGTAATGGTGTTTTGGAATGGCCGCGCGGATGCGGCCAACCATGCGGCTTTGAATACAACATGGCTGAAGATGGCGAAGGAATGCACAGCGCTTTCATTCGGGTTGATGGGATGTATTTCACCGACCGCGAAGCAATCAGCTTCAACGATGACGGCTTTATAGGCTTTGCCGGTTGGTCAGATTCAAAGAACGTTCAGCCGTTCTATAGGGCTTTCAAATCATGGATGGACGAAAAGACCTTTGGAACAGAGATAGTGCGCGGCGCTTATCCATTGCAGCCGATAGCCGCGCTTGCGTGTTAGGCGGTGTGTTATGGGATTTTTCAAACGAAACAAGAGCAATGAACTTCAACCAGCCGTTGACGTTGCGCCGGTGCTGTTTGAGCCGCCGCAAGTGAAACCGGGCGAACTTGAACAGATGGTTTTTTCGGTCTACGAAGAGAAACTAGACCTTGAAAGACAGCTTGAAGATGCAAACAAGCGAATCAAGGTTCTTGAAGATACGGCAACGAAGCTTAGGGCTTCTGAAACCTTTTCACGCCAGAGCGAAACAGAGCGCAAAAAGGCCGAATCGAAAAACGACGAATTGCGACGCGAAATTGAACGGCTTGAAGATAACCTTAAACGCTCACGTTCGCACGCTACCACGCTTCAACTGAAGCTTGACGATCTGCAAAAGGTCAGCGAAGGGCAAATGCGCGAATACCGCCGCAAGCTGATTGATGAAATGAAACAGCGCGTGCCCGAATGGACGGGGCGTTGGACGCAAGCCCGCGTTGTCGAGTTCTTGGAGAGTTGCGCACACAAGCAAGGCGAAAAGCCATTTTACAAGCGCGGGGGCGTGTTTGCTGTCGATGAAGATAACGCCGGCCAAACGGGCGGTGGTGAATGATGGCGGCAAACAGAAGCTACAAGAAACCTGAACGCTTCAGGTGCCCTAGATGCAGCGAACACAGGCTAACGCCTGAAGCAAATCTAGTTGTTAGGCATCCACGTACTGAAGAGCCACAGAAACGGCGCGTAACCGACGAAACCGGCAAAAGTGGCACAAATACCCACAAGGACACGGAAGCAGGCCACAGCGGCCACGAGAACGGCGAATGCGGCGAAATTATGGCCGCTGAAGAAAGCAGGTGAAGCATGGCATACCCGATTGAATGCAACCTAGCCACGCGCGGCGGCTTTATCGAAGCCATAAAGCACGCAGGGCGATATATCGAAGAACACGCCGAAAATATCCTTGGCGAATATCCAAGCTTGCTAACTGGCTTGACCGTAACGGCGAACTTTCGTTTTGACGAAGTGCCAACGGTAGAAATTACACGCGGCCATATTGTGTGCGATGCCGCAAGTTATCCGAAAAACAACGCAGATGCAGACACGTTGGAGAACGTGGCAACTGATATGTTCGCGTGGATTGATGGAGTTCTTAACAAGAACTGGTGCATGGAGTTACCGGGCGACCTAGAGCGCTACAAAACGCGCCTTGAAGCGCTGGGGGTGGTCTTGTGAGCGATCAGCAAAACGCCGTTTCGCATCCTTCGCACTATACCGGCGGCGGCATCGAATGCAAAGACGCTATGGCGGCGATGATGGGCACAGGATATTGCTTGCAGCCTTGCGCGAACGACGGCAAGGCAAAGAACCTTCATCCGCTGGCGTTCTACTGGTGGGCGTGCGCTTTCAAGTACCTATGGCGCTGGACGCGAAAGAACGGCGTTCAGGACTTGGAGAAGTGCAAACAGTGCATTGATTTTCTGATTGCAGAGTTGGAGGGCTAGCAATGAATGCTGAATATACGTGCCCATATTGCGGCGCTGCTTTTGATGGTTCCGAATACTGCGAGCAAGAACCAGGCATTGAATATGAAGTAGAGTGCTTCAAGTGCGGTCGGGTGTTTCTTGTCGGGTATTGCATTGTGCCGTTTTTTTGGCGCATTCTTCCGGAAGAGTTAGAGCAATGCAGCGGCACCGAAACAGTAGATGACCAGTGCGCCTATTGGAACAGTTTTGAAGATTGCTGCCAATTTCCTAAAAGAACAGAAGCAAGCAAGCATCTTGGCTTCGTGATGCGCAACGAATGCCCGTTAGGCAACGTAGAGCAAACCGAGGTCGAATAGCCATGCGCTGCAAGGTGAAATGGGACACTAAGCGTGAAGTGTGGTTTGCCCGCCCGTATCTTGGGCGCACGGCTGAAGGCAAGGCGATTCAGCCCTACCGCGAGTTTCCAACGGCGCAAGACGAAGAGCAAGCGCAGGAAATGGCCGACGCGTGGGCTTCCAAGCTGTCGGCTAATGGGCTGGTGCTTAGCGCGTTGCTTGGCGATCTGCTGGACGATTACACAGAGTATTGCGAACTGGCGGGCTTTTCGCCAAACACCGTTAGAAGCTATCGGCTGTTCACGAAGTATGCCGTTAGGTACTTCGGAGCCGTCAACGCGTGCGACCTTCAAACGCACAACTTCACGAAGTTTGAAATTGCCTTGCGCCGACCGAAGAGCAAAAAGGGCTTTGAACTATCGCAAAACACCGTGCGCAACGTACACGATTTCTTGCGCGGTGCCTATTCGTGGTTCGTGGAAGAAAACATTTGCCAGATTAACCCGCTCATTGCAGTTAACAAGCCGCGCTTGGAGACACACGAAGCAATTTCACTTGCAACCGTGGATTTCGCAAAGCTGGACGAGCAGCTAAAAGCGATTCTTAAACCAGAGGTTTTGAACAAGGTTACGTATAGGCGCGTTTTGAACGCGTTTGCCGCTTGGTTCGCGCTTAGAACAGGCATGAGGTGCGGCGAGGTGTGCGCGTTGTGGCCTAACGAGATTTCGGAAGCAGCAAAGACGATACACATTGCCGGCACGGTAATTGAGCAAAAGGGCAAAAGGCCATACAGGCGCAACGTCACAAAAGGCCGTCGCAATCGAACGATTGAGATTGCCGAATCTGATTTGCAGGTTATCGCCGATTTCTTGGAACTGCGAAAGAGGTTTTGCGGCGATCTGCCAGCAGATGCACCGCTAATCACGATAGACGGCAGCTATTGCAGACCGTCCACCATATCGCGTGCGTTTTCCGGCATTGCGGCAAAAGCGGGTATGCCGAAAGGGCTTACCTACCACGGATTGCGGCACACGCACGCAACATGGCTTCTGGTCAACGGCGTAGACGTTAAGACCGTTTCCAATCGCTTAGGGCACGCCGACGAAGCAATCACCGTCAAGACATACGCGCACCGAATGCCGGGAAGCGGGAAACGCGCTGCAATCGTCTTTGAGCAAGCGGCTGAAGCGGCGCACGTTGAGTTGAAGGAGTTGTTGCAATGATGTTGCAATGGCCTTGTTTCGAGCCATGCGACGCACCGCCATAGATTCGCAGGTGCGCCATGCAAAAGGCTTTGCCCGAACATGGGCAACTGCCAAATAAGAAGTAATTATCAGGCACATAGGAAGAAAGGGGCTGAAATGACAGCACCAGAACTGACGAAAGAGCAGCGGCAAGCAAACCTTGAAAAGGCAATGAAGCTTCGCAAAGAGCGTGCCGCATTGCGTGCAGAACTTAACAGCGGCGTAATGACCGTGACCGACGTTATCAACCTTGCAGAGCGTGGAGACAAGGCGGCAAAGGGCATGAGGGTGAAGCAGGTTATCAACGCTTTGCCGGGGTACGGATTCAAGCGCACGCAAGCGCTTATGAAGTCACTGAAGATTGCAGAGAACAAGCGCGTTGGCGGTCTTGGCGTGAACCAAGCCCAAGCGCTCATTGAAAAGCTGGACGGGGTGACGGAATGAGTTTGAACCAAGTTACGCTTTCGGGCAATCTGGGCAAGGATTCCGAATTGCGCATGACCGCAACGGGAACCGCCGTGCTTACCTTCTCAATTGCGGTGAACGAACGCCGCCGCCAGCAAGACGGAACCTATCAAGACAAAACAAGTTGGTTTGATTGCGTCATGTTCGGCGCGAGGGCGCAGGGCATCGAACCTTACTTGCGACGCGGCACCAAGCTTTCGTTAACCGGGCACCTGAACCAAAACAAATACGAAAAGGACGGGCGCACCTATAGCCGCGTTGAAATCATCGTGGATGAAGTGGAGTTGATGAACGCCCGCCGCGAAGCGCAGCAGCCAGAAGGTACGCCGGCACCTGCACCCGTGCAAGCCGCGTCGATATACGACGATGACATACCGTTTTAGGGGGTGCCGAAATGCAAGTTTATGTAGGCGGTAGGAGATCAGGGAAAACACGCCACCTTATCAACCTATCGCATGAAACAGGCTTTCCGATTGTCACACGATCAGAAGCCATGGCAAAACAAATTGAACGCGACGCAATGAGGATTGGAAAGCCAGTGCCGCCGCCGATTTGCTACAGAAGCCGCGAAATGTTGGTGGGCGCACCGCTTCTTAATCATGTGCTTGTTGACGAAGCCGGCGGAATCCTAAGCGATATGTTGGGCACTCATGTTGTTGCGGCTTCGATTGACGGCGAATCGCTGAAGCTTGCAAACCCGGCTTTAGCGAACCTTGAATCAATGGGACTGTTTGAACTTCTGCGCACATGGAGAAAAGAGCGCAAGGCTAATAGGAAGGAAGAGCAATGCAAGGAAGAAAACTAAACGTGCGCATTTCGGATGGCGTGGAAGTGCCGGCCTATGCGCATGAAGGTGACGCGGGCTTAGACCTTCGCATTAAGCACGATGTGACGTTGGAGCCTAGCCAGCGCGTTAACGTCGGCACCGGCGTTGCCGTTGAAATCCCTAGCGGTTGTGTTGGTCTGGTGTTCCCGCGCAGCGGTCTTGCAAGCAAGTTCGGCATCACGCTTTCAAATAGCGTTGGGGTGATTGATTCGGGATACCGTGGAGAGATTGGCGCAAGCCTGATTAACACGTCTGATGAAACGATCACGCTTGATGCCGGCACCCGCGTTTGTCAACTGGTTGTCATGCCCTTTGTTCCTTGCGAACTTGTGCCGGTTGAAGAGTTGAGCGAAACCGAGCGCGGAACCGCTGGTTTTGGAAGCACGGGCGTAAGGTAGCAACCATGCTGGCACAAGAGTATTTCGAGCAGATACGCGAAACCGTTAACGAAATAGAGCGCTCAAAAGAAATGCTTGCGGCAATGATGGCTAAAGAGGGCGTGGGGGCTATAAGCTATGAGCCGCACACAAGCGGCGGTGCCGGCGACGCTATAGACACGATCAATAGGCGCATGGAATTTCAGGAGCGATTGAGCCGCCGCATTGCCGAAGCGTCGGGAATGCTGGACGAAGCAACGTTGCTTCTGTACGGCGAGGATGACCACGGCGGCTTGGCGAAGCTGAAGGGCAACCGATACGCCGACGTGCTTTGCATGGCGTACCTTCAGGCGATGCCGTGGAAGGAAGTTGCGGAAGTGATGCGCTGTTCGCCCAAGTGGTGCCGCGAGTTGTCGGCGGCGGCATTCGCGTTCATTGACGCTATGGGATTTGCGAAGGTTCGTGCCGCTTGAAAAAAGGTACTTCCCTTCACTTCCCCACTTATGCTAAAGTTCGATACGGTGACATAGGTTTACATGAAGGGACACGGCGCAAGCCGCGTCCCTTTTCTTTTGGGCGGTGCATTATGGCAAAGGCTTTCAGCTATGGCTTCTACCATTCCACCGCTTGGGCTAACGCCAGAGAAGCGGCGCTGATACGCGACAACCACTTGTGCCAGCGCTGCTTGGCTGCTGGCGAGATCACGCCGGCAACCATGGTTCACCACAAAGAGGAACTGACACCGGCCAACATTAACGACCCGAACATAACGTGCGGCCTTGATAATCTGGTCAGCCTATGCGACCGATGCCACAAGATAACGCACGGCTGGGCACGCGGTGGAGCGACCCGGCAAGGGCTTGCGTTTGACAGCGACGGCAATTTGATTTGCTTGCACGAATGACGGCAAGCAAAGGAAAAACAACAAACCAAAACACAAGCAAAACTAAAACAGCAGGTCAGAACGGCGGGCAAGCCCCCCGGTTCCGAAACTGCACAAAAAGCCTTGGGCACCAACGCCGGGAGTCAATTTTATTCGTGCGCCGACTTTTCAAAGGGGGGTGGTCTTGTGAAGAAAGAAAAAGTATGCGATAGTTCGCAAGTTTCGGGCAAAGTTGCCGAGAGTAAGCCGAAGCGCAAGCCCGCCACCCCGCAAGCGAGGGTTGACAGCGAGTTGCGCAAGCTTCAACGCCTTACCAAAGACGCGATACCAGAGGACAAGCGCAACGTTGTGCTTGGGATGCTTCCCAACCTTGCGTTCATGAAGTACAAGTTGGACGAAGCCCGCAAAGATTTGCTTTATGAAAGCATCTACACCGAGTATGACAACGGCGGCGGGCAATCGGGCTTGCGCGAGCATCCCGGCTTTCAGGCATACAACAAACTTTTCACTACGTTTCAGCGCGGCATCAAGCAGCTTTGCGACATGATGCCGACCGGCGCGGCGGCTGCTGATGCGCTCACGGACTACCTAGCTGAAACGCGCTATGACTAAGGCCGCTAAGGCTGGGCGGTGCGAGAAAGCTATACGTGAATACTTCGGCGGCGTGCTGGACGGGTCTATAACGGCCTGTCGCAAGATCAAGCAGGTAGCTGCAAAGATTATGCGCGACATGGACAACAAAGACCCGCTTTATCCGTACCATTTCCGCGAAGAGTACGCACAGAAGCACGTTAACTTCATTGAACGCTTTTGCCGCCTACCATCCGGCAAGCTTGGGCACGCTTTCAAGCTGGAATTGTTTCAACTTGCCATTCTGTCCGTGATTTTCGGCTTCGTTGACGCAGAGGGCTTGCGGCAGTACCGCGAAGTGCTTTGGGTCATGGGCAGGAAGAACGGAAAGACCGCGCTTGCGTCCGCAATCGAAATTGACTTGCAGGTGAACGATGACGAGGGCGCACCAGAGGTCTACAACGTCGCAACCGCCCACGATCAGGCGGCTAAGGGCTTCAACAACGCTTGGCGCATGATTAAAACGTCACCGGCGCTGTCAAAGCACATTCGCAAGCGCGTGAGCGACCTATATTGCGATTTGAACATGGGCACCATCAAGGCGCTTAGCGCAAACACGAACCACCTTGACGGCTTGGACGTGTCGGGCGCGATCATCGACGAGTTGGCGGCCATGCGAAACCGCGACTTGTACGACCTGACCATACAAGGCACGTCGGCGCGTAGGCAACCGCTGGTTTTGGAGATCACAACCAACGGTTTTGTTCGCGCTGGCATCTTCGATGCTCAATACCAGTACGCCGCGAAGTGGCTTGACGGTCAGGCAACCGGCACGGACGCGGAACGCTTCATTGCGTTCATCTACGAATTGGACGAACGCGAGGAATGGGAGCATGAACCGGCTTGGGTCAAGGCGAATCCGGGCTTAGGCACTATCAAATCACTGCCAGCGCTTCGCAAGAACGTGAGCAAGGCCAAGAACGACCCTACGTTTCTGCCGACGCTGCTTGTTAAGGATTTCAACCTGATTGAGAACCAAAGCCAAGCTTGGCTTACATGGTCAGAGATTCACAACGACGCGACATTTGACCCGTCGGACGGCTTCACATATGCGATTCTGGGCGTTGACGCTTCGGACACTACCGACCTTACGGCGGCGTGTCTGCTCATGCAGCGCCCAAACGACCCGAACATATACGCGCTGCACATGGCGTGGATTCCGCAACGTGCGCTAGAGCAAGCGGAGCGCGAGGGACGGCGCGGCGGGCGCGACGGCGTGCCCTATGATGCGTGGATTGCCAACGGCTACTTGCGCACGTGCCCAACGCCGATTATCGACAAACGCACGGTGCTTGATTGGGTGGCCGAGATTCAGCAGAAATACGGCATCTATGCCGTTGCTTGCGGCTATGACCCGTGGCATATGCGCGACGTGCCGACCGTGGAAGCTTACGAAGGGTACTTTGGCGCTGACTACTTCCGGCGCGTCGTGCAGGGTGCGCAAACCCTGTCAATGCCCATGAAGGAACTGCGGGCGCTTTACCGGGAGAACCGAATAGTTGACAACGCCAACCCAATTGCGGAGTGGTGCCGCTCAAACGTGGCCGTCAGATCGGACGCGAACGGCAACATTGCGCCGGACAAGAAGAACCAAGACCCGCGCAACCGCATTGACGCATGGGCGGCGGAGTGTGACGCGTTCGTAGTCCTTAAAGACATGGCCGACGAATACCAATCAATGATAGGGGGCTGAAACCTTGGCAAGACTGAAACCGCGCTTGCGCTCAATGTTCGATTCCGTGTTTCACGGCAAGCAGATGCAAGCCGTAAACGGCTACTTCTCAACGTTCACGGCCTACCAACCAAGCTTCACCACTTGGACGGGCGGCATTTACGAAGCGGAGTTGACGCGCTCAATCATCGAGAGCGGCGCGAACCACGCAAGCAAGCTGAAACCAGAGGTGAGCGGCACCGCGCAGAGCCACGCCACGGCTTCGCTGGCCTACCAGCCCAACCCGTGGATGACAACGCCGCAGTTCATCAAGCGCATTTACACCATGTTGCAGGTGAACGACACGGCGTTGATTATTCCGCTGTTCGCCGATGACAACACAACGCACGTTGGCTATTACCCGGTGTTGCCGAGCAAATGCACGGCCTATGACGTGGGCGGCGAACTTTGGTTGAAGCTGGACTTTCCGACTTCTGAAAGCGTGTACGTGGAATGGTCACGCGTCGGCGTTATGACGCGCCACCAGTACCGAAGTGATCTTTTCGGCGACGGCACCAACGTGCTTAATCCAACGCTAGAACTGATGCACGCGCAGACCGAAGGGGAAATGAACGCCATTAAGCAAGGCGCTTTCATCCGCTTTATAGGCAAGTTGAGCCAGAACCGCAACGACAAGGACAGGGAACAGGCCGCAAAGGACTTCAACAAGCAGCTTGACCCGTCTAACGCGGGCGGCATCGCCGTGTATGACCGTATCTTTGACGATGTGAAGCAGATTACGCCGTCAAGCTACACGGTTGACGCGGCGCAGATGGAGCGCATCGAGAAGAGCGCCTATAGGTTCTTCGGTACCAACGAAGATGTGGTGCTGAACAAGGCGAACGAGGACGCCTATAACGCGTTCTATGAAGGGAACATTGAGACGTTCGCCGTTCAGCTTGGCTACGTGCTAACCGCGATGACCTACAGCAGGAACGAGATTGCCCACGGAAACGAAATCATGTTTTCGGCAAACCGCTTGGAGTTCGCCAGCAACACCACGAAGCTTGCCGTTTCAACGGCGCTTTTCGACCGTGGAATCTGGAACGGCAACCAAGTTGCCGACGTGTTCCAATCGCCGCACTACGAGGGCGGCGAGCGCCACGTAATCCGTGGCGAGTATATCGACCTTGGGTTGATTAGCGAGCATACGGCAGAGCAAGCCGCGAGCGCCGCGCAGACCAACGCCAACATTGCGCTTTCAGAGCAGATAGGCGCACCAAAGGACAAGGGACAAGGGGGCAACGATGCCAAGCAAGCCGAATGAAAGACAGTACCGAACATTGACCGCCACGCTCGCGCCGCTCAAACGCGCAGACGAGGGCGGCGAAGAGCCGAAGAAGCGCTTTGACAGTGATTACTACGTCGAGGGCTACGCAAGCACGTTCAATGACCCCTACCCCATCTATTGCGACTTCGCGGGCAACGAGTATTTGGAGATCATCAGCCCCGATGCTTTCCGCGAAGCCGATATGTCGGACGTGATTTTGCAGTACGACCACGAAGGGCGCGTGTACGCCCGCACGAGTAACGGCACGCTGCTTATCGAGCCGGACGAACACGGCTTGTTCATCGCCGCCGACCTGTCGCGCAGCCAAGCATCGCGCGAGCTTTACGAAGAGATAGCCGCCGGACTTATCACGCGTATGTCATGGGCGTTCACCGTGGCCGCTGACGAGTTCGACAGGGAAACCCGCACTAGCACTATTACGCGGGTCAAAAAGGTTTTCGACGTGTCGGCGGTGAGCCTTCCGGCTGACCCCAACACCGAGATTAGCGCACGCAACTTGCTTAACGGAGAGATTGAGCAGACGCGCAAGGAGTTTGCGCGGCGGCGCATGACGCACGCGAGAGCGTGCGCCGTAATGGCAATTGCAAACGCAAGAAAGAAAGGCTAGAACCATGGATGAACTGTTGAAGGAACTGCAAGCGCTGATTGACAAGTACGCCGAGGGAACCCCCGAGGGAGTGACCGAGGAAGAGGCCAAGCAGGACGAAGAGCGCATGGCCGAACTTACGGCGGAGATCGAGCGCAAGACCACCGAGCAGGCCGGGCAGCGCAAGACCCGCGCCGCCGCTGTCGCCGCCGCCCGTTCCGCTATCGAGAGCGGAGCCGCGCCGAAGGTTTCCACCGTGCCGCTGGCACGCAGCGCGAGCGCTGCCGGTGCCGTCGTGCGCGACACTACCGACTACGAAGCCGCAGCGAAGCGCGGTTGGCTCAAAGACATTGCGACCCGCGCGGGCGTTCAGCTTGGCGGCGGCAACGAGATGACCACGCAGGAGCGTGCGGCGTTCACCGCGCTTACCACCAACACAGATGCCGTTATCCCGAAGGAGATTCAAGGCCAGATCATCAGCCTTGTTGACAATTCGGCGGTGCTGTTCGGCGATGTGAGCCGCTCAACCTTTAAGCACCAATTCGAGTTGGTGCGCCACACCGGCATTGCGCAGGGCGATGCCGAGCAGACCGACGAGGGCAAGGCACCCACCGACGAGAAGAACGAGTTTGACACCATCGGGCTTGTTGGCGTGGAGATCAAGAAGACCGTTAAGCTGTCCCGCAAGATGGCCGTTCAGTCCATTGACGGCTTCGAGAACTGGCTAATTTCCGAGGTTGCCGCCCGCATCGCCGTTGCGGCAAACGCTTTCGTCCATACGCGCCTTGACGATGCCAAGTTGGGCATGGCGGTTGATAACAAGCTGACCGTTGCAAAGGCCGGAACGCTCACCAAGGCCGACATTGTGAAGACCCTTGGGCTGTTGAAGACCTTTGCGAACCCCGCGCCGAAGGGCTGCATTATCTACGCGAACAACAACACCATTTGGAACTACATTGCCATGGTTGAGGACGCTAACAAGCGCAGCTACTTTGTGGACGAAAAGAGCGATGACCCCGCCGTGCAAGGCCGCATCTTCGGGCGCATCGTCAAGCAGGACGATGCTTGCGGCGATGGCATTATCAAGGTTGGCTATCCCGACCTTATCAAGGGCAACGCCTTTGACGGCGTGGACGTTACGGGCTACGTCGCAACCGACGGTTCGCAGAACCATTGCTTCGACGGCTACTTGCTCTATGATTGCGGCCTTGCCGTCCCGCAGTCTTTCGCGCAGCTTACCATCGGCGGCGCATCCGTCTAAGTGATCTAAGGGGGTGCCACCGATGGCAGACGAAAACAAAGCCGACCTTCTGGCGGCTTGCCGTAGCGCCCTGCGCATCCCTGCCGATTACACCGGCTATGACGAAGAGATAGCCGACCTTGTGAGCGCCGCCCGTTCCGCACTGGTTGCGGGCGGCGTTTCCGACGCTAAGGCCAACAGCGACGATGACGCAAGCGTGCGCGTCGCCGTGAAAACCTACGTCAAGGCTAACTTCGGCATGGACAACCCGGACGCTGACAGGCTCATGCGCTCATTCGGCGAAATGCTTTGCCGCATGGCCGGAAGCACCGAGCATGGCGGCAAGCCAGAAGCGGGCGCGCAATGAGTATGTGGGCTGGCACGTGCCAGCTTGCCACCGAGACGCAGACGCGCGACAAGCGCGGCGTTGTGTCCACTTCGCTTGCGTTCCGGGACGTTCCTTGCAACGTCTACAGCATCAGCGCGGCAGCTTACTACGCCGCCAGCGCGGCGGGCATCAAGCCGCAAGCGGTAATCGAGTTGAGGGCGTGCTCCTATCGCGGCGAAACGCTGGTGAAGTTCAACGGCGCGTTGCTTGCCGTTGAGCGTGCGGAGCGTTCGCCGGACAACGTGCGGCTAACGCTTGTTGAGAGGGTGGGCGACCGTGAGCAGGGTTAGCAACGACATTGAACGCGAGATTGCCGCCGCCATGCGCGACTGCATAGGCGAAAACGAAGCGGTGTTGGAGCAGAGCGCCGCCGCCGCTGGCAAAGAAGCAGTGAAGCGCCTGAAAGCCGAGAGCCGCAAGCGTTCCGGCAAGTACGCGAAGGGCTGGACTAGCACCGTAGACCACGCAAGCTTGGAACAGGGCGTTGAAGTGACGGTGCATAACAAACAATACCAGCTAACGCACCTGCTTGAAAAAGGCCACAAGGTCAAGAACCAGACCGGCAAGACCTACGGTGTTGCGCCGGGTGACGGCGTTATTGCAGCCGTGGCCGAAGAGGTGGGGCGCGAGTTCGCGGCGGGCGGTGATGCGACGTGATAACGCTTGACCAGCTTTGCGGCGTGCTTGACGGTCTGGGCATCCCTTGGGCTAACGAGGGCTTTTCAGACGATGACAAGCCCGCCCCGCCCTACATGAGCCTTGAAGCGGGCTTTGGCGAAACGGCCTATGCCGACAATGCCGCTTGGGCGCGTTGGATGCCCTACGAAATCTTGCTTTACACCGCGCAGCGCTCATATGACCTTGAAAGCAAGATTGCCGACGCGCTGGACGCGTCCGGCTGCGCATTCGAGAAAGCAATAACACACCTAGACGGCGAACGGCTCATTGAAGCGTCGTTCACCGTCAACGTAACCGAGTAGATAGGAGCCTTGAAAATGGCACGCAATGGTTTTTTCGGCGTTCGCAATTCTCATTTCGCGATCGTCCTTGACGAAGACGAGCTTACCTACGAAAAGCCGGTGCATGTTGCCGGTACCGTTGAAATCGGCATGGAGCCGAGCGTTGAGACGGGCACCAGCCACGCGGACAACGAAGTTTGGTTGGAAGAGCAGCAAGACAACGGCGGCAGCGGCACCATGAGTTTCTACGATACCGAGGGCACCCCGGAACTTCGGCAGCTTATCGCTGATCTGGTGGGCTACGAGATCACGGCAGACGGACGCACCAACCTGAAAGCCAACAAGAAGCCAAAGAAGTTCGCTTTCATGTGCGAGCAGCCCGGACACGTCACAGGCCGCCGCCGCTGTCTGCTGATGTGCCAGCTTGCCAAGCCGTCGCAGACCCTCACCACCAACAGCGACACGCCGGAGATCACGCAGCTTGACTATCCCTTTACGTGGAAGCCCGTTGTTCCCCCCGGCGGCACAGCCGATGACCGCACGAGCGGCTATGACAGCTTCACGGGTCTGCCTGACTATGAAACGTTCTTCGATGCCGTCAAAACTGACGGGCTGCTAGAGCGCAAGGCCGAAGCGGAAGACACCGGCACGCCCGCCGAGAACGGGGGCGAGTAATGGTTATCGACTTCGGCGACGGGATGGAGTTTGAAGCCACCTTCAATGGCTTCACGCCCATTGTGTTTTCGCGCACGTTCAGCGTTGAGAAGCCCAACGGCGCGACGCGCCCCAAGGACATTAACGAAGACGTGGGCATGATCGTTGAAACGATGAAGTCTTGCGGTATGCCGTCGATGACGGCGCTTCTTGAAATCGCCTATGCGTGCATCAAGACCGCGAAGCCGCGTTGGGGGCTTGGCTTTGACAAGTGGGTGAAATCGCTTCCGCCCGCCGCGTTCGACCTACAGAAGGGGGACGGTTGGGCGGCTGACGTGATGGGCATTGTCGAGGATAACTTTTTTCCTTCAACGCCCGATGGAGTGGAAGCCGCGCCCGCCGAAGCAGCCAGCGCCGCCACTGCCTAGCAACCTGTCAGACGCGTGCGACGCGCGTTATCTGTACAACTGCCAGCAATGCGGGCTTTCCATCACCGATTTGCAGCAACTTAGCTTCCGGCAGGTCAAAGACCTGTTGGAGATTCACGCGTTCTACGCCGATGCCGTCGCCAACTACGAAGACGACGAAAAGGCACGCAAGGCCGAAGCGGCATTTTGGGGCTAGTGAACGTTTCACGGCACCGCACCCGCGCGGGCGCGGTGTTTGAAGCGCTCATGCACTTTGAGAATTGAAAGAAGGTGAACCGGCATGGCGGTAAGCTACAAAGGGCTTGTTATCAAGTTCGGCGGCGACACTACCGAACTTCAAGGGGCTTTGAAGAAGGTTTCTAGCGAATCCAAGAAGACCCAAGCGGACTTGAAGGAAATTGACAAGTCTTTGAAGTTCAATCCGGGCAATACCGACTTGCTGCAACAGAAGGTCAAGGCGCTAAACAGCGCCTATGGCGAGACGCAACAGAAGTTGGACGCGTACAAACAGGCGCTTGCGCAGCTTGAAGCGAAACAGCAGAGCGGCGCTAGGCTGACCGCCGAAGAGGAACGGCAATACGACAGCCTTAAACGCGCTATCTTGCAATGCGAAAACCAGCTTGAATCGTACGGCAAGGAACTTGCCGAAACGTCGCGCGAAGCCGAAGCGTCGAAAACCAAGCTATACAAGTTCGGCCAGACCATCGAAGATAACGCCGACAAGCTGGAAAAGGCGGGCAAGGGCGTTGAGCGCGGCGGGCTTGCTATTTCCGGCGGCATCACGGCGGCGGCAACCGGCCTGACCGCCCTTGCGGAGAGCCAAGAAGAGGCCATAGCCAAGAACAACCAGCTTGAAACCGCTTTCACCAGCGCCGGAAGCACCGTTGAGCAAGCGCAGACCACCTATGCGAACTTCTACCGCATCTTGGGCGACGGCGACACCGCCACCGAAGCGAGCCAGAACCTAATCAGGCTCACGCAAGACGAAGAGGAATTGAAGAAGTGGACTGACATTGCAGCCGGTGCCTATGCCACATTCGGCGACGCGCTGCCGTTGGAGAACTTGGCAGAAACGGCGCAGGAAACCGCGCACACCGGCGCGGTAACCGGCAGTTTCGCCGACGCGCTCAACTGGTCAACGGCTAGCGCCGAGCAGTGGAGCAACGCCCTTTCCGGCAATTCTGCCGCACAAGCAGCTTTCAACAAGGCCATTGCAGAGGGTCAGACCAAGGAAGACGCTTTTAACGAAGCACTGGCGGCGTGCAAGACCGAGCAGGAACGCGCGACCCTTGTAACGGACGCGCTGGCGGGCGTTTACGGGGATGCTGGCAAGGCGTTTCAGGAAACCAACAAAGACTTGTTGGCAAGCCGCGACGCGCAAAACGAACTTGAAACATCCATGCGCGAAATGGGCGAAGCGGCCTTGCCGGTAAAGCAGATGGTAACCGAAATTGGCAGCGAGATTCTAGGCAAGCTGACACCGGCGCTTCAAGCCGCTTCGGATTGGTTCAAATCGCTGTCGCCGGAGCAGCAAGAACTAGTCAAGAACCTTGGGCTAGGCGTGCTGGCGTTCGGCGGGGTTACTACCGCCGTTGGCAAGTTCATGCAGAGCGCCGCGCCCATCGGCGGCGCGATCAAGAGCATTGCGGGCGGCTTCGTTGACCTTGGCGGAAAGGCCGACGGGCTGGGCGGGAAGTTCGGCGGTCTTGGCGGCGGATGGAAGAGCCTAACCGGCCTTATCACCGCTAACCCTATCGGCCTTGGCATCGCAGCGGTAAGCGCGGCGGTGGCCGGTCTTACGTGGTTCTTCACGCAGACCGAGACGGGCAAGCAGATGTGGGCTGACTTCACCGGCTGGATTTCGGAGAAGTGGCAGGGCGTTTGTGACTTCCTTAGCGGTGCCGGTGAGTTCTGGGGCGGCGTTTGGAACGACGTTACAAGCGGCGTTGAGCAGTTCAAAAGCGATGTTGCGAGCAAATGGGAAGGCTTCAAGCAGGACGCAAGCAACGCTTGGGAGAACATCAAAAGCACCGTTTCCGAAAAGGCACAGGGCGCGGCTGATTGGGTTTCCGACAAGTGGAACACCCTACAGACCGCCACGCAAACGTACTTCGGCGGAATTGCTTCCACCGTGCAAAACGACATGAACACGGCAGAGCAGGTGGGCAGCAGCGCGGGCAGCGCCCTGCAAGCCGCCCTTTCCGGCGACTGGTCAACCGCCAAGGCCGAAGCCGCCAACGCCTTTAACGCGATCAAGGACAACATCAGCCAGAAGATGGACAACGCGCAGCAAAACGCCGTGCGCGTCGCCGATGCCATAGGCAACAAGCTGGGCTTTCCGGGCTTGGGCGAGAAGGTAAACGGCGTGTTCAACAGCGTTCGAGACTTCATGAAGAACCCCATTGAAAACGCGTGGAACTTCATAAAGGACATACCGGGCAAGATTATGAGCATCTTCGGCGGCATCAAGATTGAGTTGCCGAAAATCAAGATGCCGCACTTCAACGTTTCTTGGAATGACGTTGGCCCAATCAAGCTGCCTAGCGTGTCCGTTGACTGGTACGCACGCGGCGGCTACTTCGACAAAGCTTCGATCATCGGCGTTGGCGAAGCGGGCGGCGAGTACGTGGCGCCTGAAAAGCAGCTATGGGACTTCATCGAACGCGCGGTTAACAACGCGTTCAACGGCGGACAGCCCGCGCAGCAAATCGCCGTCAGCGTCGAGGTCAACGCGACGGTTGCGGGCAATGCGGACGCGTACCAGACAGGCCAGCAAATCGGCCTTGGGATTGCAAGCAAGCTAAAGCAAAGGGGTGTGAGCGTTGCAACGTAAGATGAAGCGGGCGCAGACCGACCGCGTTATATTCAACGGGCACGACCTAAGCGCCCTTGTAAGCTGCAAGGTCAACCGGCCTATCATGGCACCTGTAAACGCGAACTTCGAGAGCGTTTCAGGCCGCCACGGCGAGTTGTTCAAATCGGCCTACTTCGGGGGCTATGATCTGCCGGTTGACATTTGGCTAAGAAGCGATGACAGGCGGGACGCGGCGGCGGTTCGCCACGCACTGGCGGAACTGCTATGCACCGACGAACCCGCGCCGCTGGTGCTTCCCGATGACCCCACGCGCTACCTTCTGGCAATCGTGAGCGGGTCAACAGACCTTGGCGAGATCACGGACGCTTGCCCAAGCACAACGGTGACGTTCCATGTTGGCGATCCGTTCTATTACGGCAACAAGCGCCGCGTTGAAGTCAAGGCGGGAACGTTCACGGTGAACGCGGGCGGCAACCGCCCCGCGCATCTGGCAATCACCGCTAAGCCGTCTTCAAGCGCGGCTTGGTATATCAGGAACGTTGACACGGGCGAGCAAGTAAAGCTTGCGTCGAGCGTCACAAGCACAAGCACCGTGCGCGTTGACATGGCGCTAGAGCGGGCGACCGTCAACAGCCAAGCCGCCGCCGTCACGCTTGATTCGGATTTCTTCACGATCAATGGCCGCACGACCCTGCAACTAAGCGGCGGCAGCGCGGTGCTGGAATGGCGGGAAAGATGGCTTTAATCAGAAAAGTTGGCTTCACGCGCTTTTCGCGCTGGGGCGTAAACCTTGGGCGGCTGGACGTTACGGCGGCGACGCACACCGAAGCGCTGGACGGCACCGACGAAATCAAGGTGACGTGTTCCGATGACGTGAACAAGGGTGACTATATCGTTTGGGTTGACGCGCAGGGCAAGACCCATGAACACATTGTTGACGATGCGAGCCGAACCCACGGCGAAGACGGAACCTTGCAAACCGAGTTCACGGGCGTTAACTCAATCGCCGAACTTTGGGACGATTGGACGGACGATGTAAGGCCGTCGGGGCAGGTTGCAACGGCGCTTGCCCGCGTGCTTACCGGCACGCGCTGGGCGGTGGGCGCGTGCGACGTGACCGCAAGCGCAAGCGTCGTTCTCTACCACCAGAGCGCCCGCGAATCCATAGCCGAGATTTTGGAAGCGTGGGGCGGCGAGTTGGAAACCACCATTACAACCAATGGTTCTTCGGTGGTTTCGCGCCAAGTCGGCGTGCGCAAGCTGCGCGGCAACCAGTCAAGCCCTAAGCGCTTCACGTGGACGAAGGACATTAAGACCATCACGCGCACGGTGGCGGCTGACAACCCGAAAACGCGCGTCTACGGCTACGGCAAGGGCGTTGAGACGGATTCGGGGGCTTACGGCAGACGGCTGACCTTTGAATCAATCAACGGCGGCAAAGCCTACGTCGAGGATGCCGCCGCAACGAAGATTTGGGGGCATCCGAACGCCAGCGGCACCGCTCTGCCAGCTTGCACAAGCTACGTGAACGAGCAGTGCGAGGATGCCGCGCAGCTTCTAAAGGAAACGAAAGCGTACCTTGCAGAGGTCAGCGAACCGAAGGTTAGCTATGAAGCGAGCGTGCTTGACCTGTACGCGTTCGGGCGAAGCTGGGAAGGCGCGGCGGTTGGTGACCGCGTGGCGATAATCGACAAGGGCTTTACCGAAGAGGGCATAAGGCTTACCGGGCGCGTGTCGCAGATCGAACGCGACTTGCTGGGCGGCGACGCTACCGTTACTTTCGGCAACCTCATTAACAGCATGGCCGATATGTGGCAGAGCGTGAGCCAGACCCTAAAGAACAGCAGCCGCGCGGCGGCGACCTATGACGCGGTGGCGGGCACGTCGGTTAGCTGGCTGGTGCAGCTTCAAGACGCGCTTAACGATCAGTTCAATTCAGTTGGAACCTACAAGGTTGAAACCTTTGAACTTGGCAGCTTGTACAGCAACGTGCCCTTGAACCCCGAAACCGGCTTGCCGCTCAAAAGCGTGTCGGGTATGTGGTGCGTGAACATTTCCGGGCGCGGCATCCGCCTTGCTTCGAGCCTTACGAGCAGCGGGCAATGGAACTGGAAGACGTTCATAACGGGCGCGAGCGTGACCGCCGATTGCATCAACGCCGGAACGATGCGAGCCGACCGCATACGCGCGGGGCTGCTGACCGATGACAGGGGGCGCAACACGTGGAATTTGACCAACGGGACGTTGACCACAAATTACATGAAAGCAAACAACATCACCGCAAACGGCCAGTTCTCATGCGGCCTTGCGTCTAACCTGCTGCAACTGATTTCCGGGGAGATTCGGGGAAGCGAAAACGGCGTGCAGATCGGCGTTATTGACTTCTCGGCTCACTTCCGAAACGTGCAGACCGGCGAACTGTACCAAGGCTTGCAGCTTCAAGCACAGCACGGCACGAGGATTTCAAGCCCGCAAATATCGGTGGCGGCGAGCAGCGACATAAGCACGGTTGCGACTATATGCCAGACAGGCACCATTTCACAGCCCATCATTTCCGAACTGCACGACAACGGCAACGGTTGCGTTGGCTGGCATTACGGAACTTTCAAGATTTCGCATATTGACGGGCTATGCACCACATACGGCACGGTTGGAACAGGATAAGGGGGACGATATGGGCGAAACAGTTATCTACATGGCTCACGACCCGTTGAGCAACACCGAAGCGCAAGTGACAGAGTTTGACCCCGCATTGCTCAATGCGGCTGCATCGCAAGGCGTGGTGTTCGTGGCCGTCGATGCCCACGGCAACAGGCGCATTGCGGATATTTCGGAAGTCAAGCCGCAAAAGGGCACCGAAGGTTCTTTGCAGCTTGTGCAGCCCGTCTATGTTGACGAGCGAATGCAAGCAGTGGTTGACGTGTTCGACGCGCTGCAAACGCTCATGCTTCCCGAAGCGGCGGCGCTCGCGGCGGCAGACGATGACCCACCGGCGCAGGTGCGCGACCCGGTAGAGACGTTCAGCGCGAAGCTTGCCGCCCTGCGCGAGATCACCAAGGCGGGTGAGAGCCGATGAACACGCACACGCTTGAACTAGACCTTAGCAAGGACGGCTTGGGCGCTGGCCTTGTCCGCGTCGGTCAGGGCGACAAGCACGGAACCACCATCAAGGCGCTTATCTACGACGGCGGCGCGGAAGCGGCGCTAACTGACTTCACGGGATACCTTGAAGTGCTGTTGCCAAACAAGGCGAACTACTACCGCGCAGCGGCCACCATTTCAGGCAACGCCGCAACCGTCACCGTTGACGAAAGCAAGCTTTGCAGCATTCCGGGCTACACGGACGAAGCCTATTTCGCGTTCGAGAAAAACGGCGTGCGCTACTCAACGGAGCGCTTCGCAATCGAGATTCTGAAATGCGCCACAGCCGGACAGCAACCGGCGCAAAGCTGGGATGACGCAATAGACAACTTAATCAAGCGCGGAAACGCCGCCGTAAGTTCGGCCAACAGCGCAGCGGCAAGCGCAAACAGCGCCGCAAGTGCAGCGAATGCGGGGGTGGCACGCGTCGAAACAGCCGTGACGAACGCCGAAGCGGCCACAACGGCGGCCAACAGCGCCGCGAGCGCAGCGAATGCGGCGGCACAGTCTGCCACAAGCGCCGCATCTTCTGCCAACAGCGCTGCAAGCAGCGCAACAAGCGCCGCATCTTCGGCGAACAGCGCAGCGGCCAGCGCCAATAGCGCGGCAACGGCGGCGAACGCGGCGGCGGAGCGCGTAGAAACCGCGATTGAGAGCGCCAATAGCGCGGCAACGGCGGCGAACGATGCCGCAAGCGCGGCCAACACGGCAAAGGCGAACGCCGACATTGCGGCGGCTGACGCGCACAGCGCCGCCGAAGATGCGAGGGACGCAACGAAGCGTGCCTTGAACGTCATTGGTTCTGGCGGCGGCGGTTCAGGCGGCGGTGCCAGCAGCGCCGATATTGACCAATTGAAAAGGGACAATGCGACGCTTGCGCGTGCGCTTTGCGATGCCACGGACGATTACATAATCATTGACGGCATTTGCTACGTTCCGGCAAGCCGTGGCGCAACCGTAGAAAACGGCGTGCTTTCCATTCCAGGCGCGACCTTCGCAGACAACATAATCACACTTGTTTAGGGGGCTGAAAATGTCAGACTTAAAGGGCTTCAACGTAAATGGCACTACATACATGAACGCAGACACAACGGCGCGTGATTCTGCCAGCGCCGTAACCGTTCAGGAAGAGTTCGACCGCCAAAAGGGCATTGCGCAATTCAAGGGGCGTTCGCTTGCAACCACTTTCGCTTCGGAGATTGCCGCTGCTGGCGGCGATATTTACGCCTGGTTGAAATCGCGGGCGCAGGATGGAGACTTCACCGGCTTGCGCATCGGCGATTACATGGACGTTCCAATCACAGCCGGCACGAACGTTCCGGCGCAGACCGTGCGTTACATGATCGGCGCAATTGATCCCTATTACCAGTGTTCAGATTCGCCAATGGGGCACCATATCGCGTTCGTCCCATCGGCACCCGTCCTTGTCGGCGGGTCTAAGGCTTCAAACGGTAGCTATATCAAGTGGAACGACACAGCGACCAACAACGGCAACGCGACCACGAAAGAACCCTACCTAATCAGCAAGCTTCACGGCTGGGAGATAAGCGATTATTTGCCGGCTTTGCCAGCGGCATTGCGCAACGTTCTTATGAACCACCGTTCGTTGGCAGAACAGCGCTACGGTTCTTCAGGTGGGCTTACTGAAGCTAGCGGCTGGGGATGGGCAGACCTAGGCAAGGTCTGGTCTTTGTCCGAAATGGAAGTTTACGGGTGCGCTGTTTGGGGCAGCAAGGGTTATTCTGTTGGTATGGATTGCCACTTCCCCATATTCGACAGCGCGGCAAGCCGCTTGATGGGCGAGCGCGTCTTTTGGTGGTTGCGTTCCGTCGTGGGCGGTTCCGCGTCCCACGTGTGCATTGTCCGCAGCTACGGCCACTGCAGCAACCATTCGGCCGCTAATGACTGGGTGCGCCCGCGCCCGTGCTTCCTAATAGACTGATAAGCCGATGCCGTGCGCTTTAACCGCGCCCGCCTTGCGCGGGCGCTAGATACAAGAAAGGCTTGCTTTGAGTACAGTTCTAGCCCGCTATCGCGATTTGAGCAATTACGAGTATTTCACAACCGCCGTTAGAATCAGAAAAGAGATCACGGCGCTTGTTACTTCTTCGGCGTTGCCGAAGTCATACCGATTCGTGTTTGCCGTCCCGATGGCGGAAACAGCGCGAAGCATCGTTCACAACCTTGTGACCGCAAACGCGTTCTACCCCAACACCGAACACAACGTTTGCCAGCGGCGGCATTACATGACGCTTGCCGTTGCGGACTGCGAGCAGATCATGCAAGACCTGCAATGCCTTATCGAACTTGGCATTGTGAAGGTGAGCAGGTGCGAGCGGATGGCAGAAGATGTTGAAACGGCGATAAAGCTAATCAAGGGCGCAAGAAAGGGTGTGAAATTGATTGGGCAAGGGTAGAATAACCATACGTCGCATCTTGTTTAGCGCGTCAATTGGTGGTTGCGTTCCGTCATGGGCGGTTCCGCGTCCAACGTGTGCAATGTCAACAGCAACGGCAACTGCAACAACAATTCGGCCACTAATGAGTGGGTGCGCCCGCGCCCGTGATTCCTTGAAAATGCCAGCCATTGCGGATGCGTCCGCAATCCGTGCAGAAGAGGAAGGAAGGTGCGACGTTCGGCCATATGGCCGTAAATATGCACCCCGTGGGTACCGCAGACCGCTGCTTGCATGGCGCAGGTTTCGGCATTTGCTTGCGTTTCATTGTTGGTGCCTAAGCGGCTACGGAATGCCGATTGCAAGCCGTGCGGGGTGCCCGTGAAATCCGAAGAGCGGCGGGCTGCACGACGTGCCCGCCGCGATGCGAAACGCGCGGCGAACCGAGAAAAGCGCCTTGAACGATGCACCATTGAACAGGTTGCAGACGTTGACAACCTTTACAGATGCGCACAGGCTTGCGCCCATGGCGTGGGTTGGAAATCGGCAGTTCAACGCTATTTGGCGCGTTGCTTGCCCAACGTCTGCAAAGCCCGTGAAGATTTGCTTTCGGGAAAGGACATAAGGCGCGGTTTCGTTGAGTTCGATATTCGCGAGCGCGGGAAGCTTCGGCACATAACGTCCGTACACTATTCGGAGCGCGTTATACACAAGGCATTGAACCGATATGCGCTTGCGCCCGCGATCTGGCCGACCCTTACCGCCGGTTGCACGGCAAACATTAAGGGGCGCGGCACATCTTACGCGGTTGACAGGCTCAAGCAGCAGCTTGCAAAGCACTACCAGAAGCACGGCAGCGAAGGTTACGTGCTGCTGGTGGACTTTTCAAGCTACTTCGGCAACATTGACCATGACGCTTGCAAGCGCCTTGTTGACAGGTCAATCATCGATGACCGAATCAAAGAACTTGTGTATGCGCAAATTGATTCCCACGGCACCCGTGGCCTTGGGCTTGGCAGCGAGCCGAACCAGATATTAGCAGTAGCGTTGCCAAGCCCTATAGACCACCTTTTGTTGCGCACGCCGTGCGTTCTTCACAGCGGGCGTTACATGGATGACCTTTATTGCATTGCCCTTGACAAAGCAGACCTTCACGGCGTGCTATCGGACATTCGGGCGGAATGCGAAAAGTTGGGCATAGTCATTAACGACAAGAAAACCCGCATCGTTAAGCTTTCGCGCGGGTTCACCTATCTAAAGAAGAGGTTCAACTATGGAGAGACAGGAAAAGTTATTGTGCGGCCTTGCCGTTCCGCCGTAACGCGCCAGCGCCGCAAGCTGAAGAAGCTTGCCGCATTCGTGGAGCGCGGCGAAATGACGAGGGAACAGGCGTTGCAAAGCTATCAATCTTGGCGCGGTTCGATGCTGAAGCTTGACGCAAGGAGAACCGTTAGGGCTATGGACGCGCTGTTTTCGCAGCTTTTCGGATGAACCATACACACAACTGATTACAGGCCACAAGCCCGCTTTTGCGGGCTTTCCTATTGTTAGGGAGCAAACATGGCATTTACAGCAGAAGAGGAAGCCGCGTTGCGCGGAATTATTGCGATCTACCAGACGCAAGCGCCGGGGCTTTCAGATGACTTGGCGGAAATCGCGCCCGCGCTTTACGCCGAATGGACGGGAGCAGCCCACTACTACACCGAGGGCGAACGCGTGCTTTATGGCGGCGTGCTTTACGTGTGCTTGCTTGCGCACACGTCGCAACCTGACTGGACACCAGAGGCGGCGCACAGCCTTTGGGCGCGAAACCTTGCAGCCGCCGACAGCCCGGGCGCTGAAGAGGTGCCGGAATGGGTGCAGCCCGATTCAACGAACGGATACGCAGCCGGTGCCGTTGTCATGCACGATGGCAAAAAGTGGGTTTCGCTTGTTGACAACAACGTGTGGAAGCCCGGTTCTGCCGACACCGCGAGCGTTTGGCAAGAGGTGGCGGCGTAATGGCTCACTTGATGGCGAACGAAGCTTTGACAACCATTGTCGGAATGGCTGTTGCCGGCGTTCTTGGGTTCCTTGTGGCGCAGCTTAAACACCTAACAAAGCTGGACAAGGCGCGAATTGAGATTGACAAATGCACGGCGCGACGTGACATTTTCGACGCTTACGAAGATTACATTGTGCGCGGCAAGCACATGACGATTTCGCGCTATGACGAACTGGAACGCGAGTTTGAAGCCTATTTGGTTCTTGGCGGCAACGGCACCGCAAAAAAGTACATGGAAGAGATACGGGCGAAAAAGAAACCGTATCTTGTCGTTGATTAGGGGGAATCATGGAAAACTTGAAGATCAATCTTATTGTTAGGGCAAAGAACAAGCTGTTTTGGATGGCGTTCATTCCCGCCGTTCTTCTCGCTGTTCAGGCAATTGCGGCGTTGTTCGGATTTCAACTTGATTTGCAGGGGTTGCAAGCGCAATTGCTTGCCGTAGTTGATGCGGTATTTGGTGTCCTCATTGTCATTGGCGTAGTTGTTGACCCGACCACAAAAGGCGTTGGCGACACCAAGCAAGTTATGGCCTACACCGAGCCGAGAAACGACCATGCGAGCGCATAGCCAGCACCCGCCGTTGCGCGAGGTGTTGACGTTCCTTTGCGGTGCGCTTGCAGCATTGGTTATTGCGTTGTTCCTGCTTGTTGTCGCAAGCAACGCTTGGGAGCATGAAGAGCAGGAGCAGCAAGAACCGCTTGTTGTTGTCGAGCGCCCGCAAAAGCCCATTCCCGCCGGCACGTATATGCCGCTGTACCTGCAAACTGAAGTTCAGTGGGCAAACGTACCTTATGCCGGCGGAACCATTGCTGATAGCGGATGCGGGCTTGTGTGCGCCGCAATGGCCGTCAAGTACCTAACAACGCAGGACGTAACGCCGCGCGACCTTGCCGGCGTTGTCGGCGATTCCTGCTTGACGGACGGGGTAAACGATCCTGAAAAGTTCGCGCAATGGATTGAAGCAGCTTACCCAAGCTATGGCATTTCATGCACAGGTAAGCTTTACAGCCTTGATGAAGCGCTTGCAATGGTTGATTCGGGGGCGCTTGCGTTCGCCGGCGTGCATGGCGCTTTCGGCGATGCCAAATACAACAGCCATGTTGTCATGGTCTGGCGGCACGATGACGGCGGATATTGGGTGCGCGACCCGGCAAGCGCCGGCAATTCGGCGCGGTCTTTCACACTGGAAGAACTGAAGCAATCAGATCTATTCTATTTCGTCTGCATTTCGGGAGGTAATTATGGCAATGCAAGGAATTGACGTTAGCAATTGGCAAAAGGGCATCAATCTTGATGTTCTGCCAATTGATTTTGTGATTTGCAAGGCGACGCAGGGCGCAAGCTATGTTTCGCCCGATTGTGACAGGCAAGTGCAACAGGCCATTAAACGCGGCCTTTGCTTCGGCGTTTACCATTACATTAACGGCGCTGGCGTTGATGCTGAAGCTAGGCATTTCGCCGATAGCATCAAAGGTTACTTGGGCAAGGGCATTATTGCGCTTGACTGGGAAAGCGAGCAGAACAGCGCTTGGGGCAACGTCGGCTATCTCGATGCCCTTACCGCTAAGGTAAAAGAGATCACCGGCGTTGCGCCAATGATCTATTCAAGCCAAAGCGTGTTTCCATGGGATATTGCAAAGAAGCACGGTTGCCCAACATGGGTTGCACAATACGCGAACATGAACCAAACGGGGATTCAGGCCAACCCATGGAATGAAGGTGCCTATACGTGCGACGTTCGCCAGTATTCGAGCGCTGGCCGGCTTGACGGTTGGGGCGGAAACCTAGACTTGAACAAAGCCTATATGGATGCGAGCGGATGGCAGCGCATGGCCGCTGCTGGCGGAAACGTTCAGCCGGCACCGCAACCGACCGAACCGGCAACCGGCGTTGAAAACATGGACTTGCTAGACCTTGTAGCCGGTGTGTTTAATGGCGATTACGGCAACGGTTCTGCACGCGCTACGGCGCTTGGTTCGCGCTTCACCGAAGTACAACAGATGGTGAATCATATTGCCGGCGCGTCTGCTGAAGAGTTGGCGAAGGAAACATGGGCGGGCAAGTACCGCAACGGTTCAGAACGCAAAGCGATTCTTGCGAGCCGCTACAATGAAGTTATGGCGATTGTTAACGGCAACGTTTCCAACGGCCAAACCTACACCGTGAAATCAGGTGACACGCTTTCAGGAATTGCCGCGAAATACGGCACCACCTACCAGACGTTAGCGGCGAAAAACGGCATTGCAAACCCGAATGTTATTTATCCGGGGCAAGTCTTGAAAATCTAGCTTAAAACGGGGCACCCTAACAAGGGGTGCCCCGTTTTCGTGTCTTATACGGGCTTATATTGAGCCGCCCATCAGGTGTTCTTTAAGTTGCTGACAATTACAAACCAATTGCGGCTAACCTGCACATAACAACTTTTGAGGGTGATTTTATGCGCGTTCGCAGTCTTTCGCTTAGGCTCCACCATAGGAGAATTACACGAACTATTCTCATTAGAGAATAGTTCGTGTCTATATTTGGGCGGTGTGAAGTCATTACCGTAGTAGTCAAATG